TTTGAATTGTTTGGTTGGTACAACACAATCGATATAATCTACAAATACTATATCAGGTTTAGTACCATTAGAAGTTAATTTTCTAAGATATTGTTTGATGTGGTTAATAGTTGTACCATCACTAGCCATTTTTTTAAGAATTAAATTACCTTGTTTTTCTTTAAATTGTGGTAATAATCTTTTAACTTCTTCTCTTTTTTCTGTTAAATTATTCAATGGTATTTCAGTCCAACACGTAATATGTTTTCTTTGAATTACTTTAGGGTTATCTTCAAAGAATATTTGTACTACATTATAACCTAAATTATACGCAGTGTTAGCCATTTTAGTTACTAAAGTAGTTTTACCAACACCAAAGGGTGCCAAAATAACACCTAACTCACCTTTAGATAACCCACCATCCATTAAATTATCAATACCTATTAAACCGGTAGGTATTGGGTTTCTGAAGTCGTCATCTAAAACATCATCAATGGCATGAAAAACATCAATACCATTATCTTTTTCATTCACATTCATCATACCTATCAAAATCTCCTGAATCTAATATGTTTTGAATCTTACTAGTTGCCTTCTTTAACTCTTGTTGTTTACAAAATTTAATAGATACTTCTTGTGTGTGTAGACAATCTTTATTATCACTATTTTTTACTTCTTTAACCATTTCAATTGCAGATTCTCTCGCAATATCTCTTTTAATGTCTACCCTTATTAATTCAAATAATGTTTCATATGTTGGTATGGTTTCGTACTTATCATAATAATCTTTTAGACAAGCAATTAAAAGTCTAAGATATTCATTATCGAAATATTTTGGTTCGATAATATCCATAATTTCTTCGGAGAACTTAGTATCTTCTATTAACTGTTTGACTAATCTTATTTGGAAACTCCACCCTAAATAACCTAAATCACTACTTTTTTCTTTAGTCATATTTTTTTTAAATTTGGTTTATTAATAAATATCTATTAAAGCTCGTAACCACAATATTCATGTGTATATTTTTTCATAGTCAAGCCATTTTGTATTGTAGAGATGATTTCAGAAATAATTGATCTAATATCTACATCATATCTCACTTTTGGGGGGTATACATTTCCACTAAACATCTTCTCTGCAACTACCCTACCTTTTACTTTTATTTGTAGTGTAAAGATATCTTCATTTTCATAAATATCTTTTTTACTACCATCATCCTCACTTATAATTTGTGGTTGGTATGGATTATAATATCTCCATAAATAAGTTCTACTTTTTAATAAAAATTGTCTTTGTATAATTTCTACTACTTCATCTATCGTATCCTTCATCTCAACAGACCTTAAACTTTTAGGATTATATCCTTTTATTTGAAAGTTTCTACCAACAATTGGCTTACCATTGATACGTAAAAGAAATTCATATGGTAAATTTTCATAATTTTTTTTCATAATAATTAATTTTGTTCTTTTAAAAAATTGTTCTTTTCTTTTTTTATTATTCTTAAAAATGGTTGTAAAAAATTTATATAACCATCTCTACCCCCAGGTATAGCCATTGTTAAACCATCATCTAACATCATTTTAATGACATTTTTTGTCGTTCTATCTTCCGGATCGATAGTACTATTAAATAAATGGTTTAATTCTTCTTTTGAACTATCTGTTAACAATGGTTTTTTTAAGTCAATTATTTTATTATTAACTTCAAAAATATTCTCCCCTTGTAAACCTACAGTCACTTTATTGATAATGTTATCTAATGTTTTCAATCTATTTTTTCTTTCTTTTTGTATATCCTCAATTTTACTTAAAATATCTGTCAATGTCAAAGATTTTTGTGTTATTTCTGGAAAATATTTTATCAAAGTTTTTTCACTAACACCTTTAATACCTTTTATATTATCACTATTATCACCTGATAAAATTTTTATTAATTTTACATTACTATAATGGTGATTAAAATAATCAGAAAAATTATTAATAGTTATAATTTTACGTAGATTTATTACATATATACCTACCCTTTCATCTAATAATTGTAACATATCTCTATCGTTAGTTACAATAACTATTTTTTCGTTTTCTTTTATTTTTTGACAATAATAGGCTATCCCATCATCCGCTTCTATAATAGTATCTTGATATTGTCTAATGAATAACTCTTCACAGTATTGAAATACTCTCTCTTTTTGGATATATAGTTCTGGTTCTGAAGGTGGAGTTTCATTATAAAAGTCTTTATCTCTATTAGACTTATAATCTTTATATATGTCATACCTCAACCTACCACTGAATTGCCCGTCCCAAAAAACTAAAACCCTATCATAACGATGTTCATTTAAACATTTTCTTAACATTGTAAGAAACTGAAAAATACCGCCTATATGGTTTTCTTTGTAATAAAGATTTTTAGCACCATGATAGGCAGTTTTTAATAATGAATCACCATCAATTAATAGGGTGTTACTATATTTTTTTCTCTTAGTTGGGATTGACACTTACCATATCGATTATAAGTTAAACACTAAATTATTGATCTGCATATTCGACAGGTGCCTCAATATGGTCACCCTCTTCAATGGTAAAATCAACTTCTTCTCCTACACTATCAAATACTGTTGACCAATACTCTTTATAATCAGATTTATAAGTATCTATAGATTTTTTCTCATCTTCAATAAATCCGTGAGTTGTTGCCAGTATTCTACAATCTGCATAACCTAAACCGTTCATATGGTTTTTATGTATACCTACTTTTGTTCTAATAGCGAAATTTACTTTTCTTCCTTTATTTGTTGCATTCAATTTAGAAACTCCCGCACTTTTTTGATTACCGAATAGGAATACTAACGCACAAGATAAATAAATTGATTGACCCCCTTTAGGTTGAATTCTAGGTTGACTAAATGGATTATCAGGTAACTCAACCCATGGTTGATTAACAAAAACCATAGAGTTTGTATATGGACTACTCTCTTTCCTAGAAGAAGTAATTCTTTGTGCCATACCCATACCCCATTTTTCTGAAATTACCCTCGCAGTATGCTGATTACCACCTTTACCATCGAAACTCATTTTACATGGAATAGTACCAATTGAATCCCATAGAAAAACAATATCATGTGGTATTTCACCATTCTTTTGTCCATCTAATACTTCTGTAACATAATCAAAAGCCTGTTCTATATATTCAAAACCTAATTTATATAATAAAAAACCATCCCAATACGCTTCGATTTCTCCCGTTTCTTCATCTACCTCTTCAATATATTCAGTCTGTAAACCCATTTGTTTAGCGTGTTCAAAACTAAATTTTTGTTCAGTAATAATAAAGACAGGTAGTATTCCTTTCTTTTGGGCATCTACCGCAGTTTGTATTAATGCGGTAGTCTTGCCTGTATCTGAATGACCCAATAACATATTAATTTGTCCTTGTGCGGGTCCTGGTACTCCAGTAGCTTCTTGAAACGCTTTCCCACAATCGAAATACTTTTGTTCTTTGTATTTCTCTTTAGAGGAAAACTTTTTTCTTATACTAGAAAAATCACTACTTTTCTTTTTAATTGGTTTTTTTGCCATCATATTTTTTTAATTAAAATGGTAAATCATCCCCATCGTCCTCTAAAGAAGTTGTTTCTACTTCATCATTAGTTGTTGTGGTAACATTTTCAGAAGTAGTAGTTTTACTTTCTTCTCTCATAAATGTAATTTCTTCTTCTAATGATGCAGTTTCATTTTCTTCTTTTTCTTCTTCAGCAACATATTTACTTTGTTCTGAATCCCAAATAGGTGTCATATTTTTAGCAACTATTTCCAAATACTCTTTTGATTTTTTAGAATAAACATCTTTATATGTTTCTTCGTTATTAAACCATTCATTGGCTTTAGTACTATCTTCCGTCAAAATAGTAGCATCGTCACACATAATAGAAGTAACAACACTCCAACCTTTATCATTACGGTTAGTAGTAATAATGATATCTCTACCTTCTCTTGCGTCAGTAATATCACCTTTTAATTTAAATAATGGCATTAACTTATCCATTACACCGTCACCAGTATACTTGTGTTTGAATCTCCAAAACTTAACACCGTGATCCTCATTATCTCTATCGATACCTTTCACAACATAGTATTTTCTAGCAATATATTCACTTGCCATTTGTTTTGCTTTCTTACTACCTTCCATAAGAAGAGCTTCTTTTGCCTCATTTAATGGACAATATTCACCATCATTTAAGTGGTTACAGTAAATTTTTTCATATTTACCGTTAACCAACCTTTCATAAAAATAGGCTTCAGTAAATGGTGAAGTACCATCTTTACCAGGTAAAATTCTAAACCTTCTTGTGGCATTTTTAACCCCTTTTTGTAATTTTTCAGTGAAGTACTTTTTTAATCTATCTTCATTAGAAATTTTAGTACTTTTTGTGTTTTGTGTGTTTTTCTCATACTGAGATAAAATTGCATCTAAACTTGTCATATTTTTCTTTTTTTTATGATTAATTAATGTTTAAATATAGTAAGTATTTTTAAAAAAGTCAATAGGGGATAATAAAAAAACCCCACTTTTGTGAGGTTTTTTTTATTATTACTGAATAGTTAATCTCAAACACAGTTAACTTGAATTCCGTTCAATGAAAAATTAGGATGTTCTAATTTTTTTTGTATTTCTTGAGTACCTCTACCATCATTAATTATTCTATTTGGTTTTACATCTGCGGATGCACCTGCAGTTTTACCTTGAATATCTAAGAATTCCACAATAACCTTAAAATCTAAAGTTCTAACACCAGTAAACGGTTCACCACATTCAGGTGTGAAATTAAAAAATTCTAGATGTATTTTACTAAACCGAGGTATAGGATTTCCATCCATATCTCTTACACTATCTTTTTCTACTTTACAAGATTTTTTCTGCACATAACAGATTGAGTCAATGGGTGAGTAAGGTCCAGCAGTGAGCGGTTTCTCACTAGATTGTGGTGACCATTCAAATCTTTCTGTTTCTTCAT